CAATCCCACACTTTGGCTGACACGGGAAGCGCACGGTGTATTGTTGGCAGTGGCTCAAAAACCCTTTCAGGCACACTTGATCGCGTTTGTATCACCACAGTCAGCGGCGACACCTTCGACGCTGGCTCTGTCAACATCCTGTACGAATGATCACGCACCACTTCAGCGATGGTCTATACGCCAAGGAGATGAGAGTCCCTGCTGGCGTAGCCATCCTGAAGCACATGCACGACTTCAGCCACCTGTCTATCTTGGCCAAGGGCAAGGTGGCGGTGCTGATAGGCGATGAGATCGAGATCATCACCGCCCCGGCGTGCATAGAGATTAAGGCTGGCCTGACGCACGGCGTCAAGGCCATCGACGATTGTGTTTGGTTTTGCATCCACGCTACAGACGAGAAAGATGCGTCTAAGGTGGATCAAGTTTTGATTGGAGCTTGATATGCCTATAGCAGCAGCGGGAATTATGGCTGGAGCGGGTCTTCTAGGCGGGATAATGCAGGGGGATTCAGCCGCCGACGCCTCTCGACGGCAAGCTGAAGCGCAGCTAGAGGCGGCGCGTATTGCGGCTGACGAGGCTCGATTCCGTCCCATCGGGGTCACCACGCGCTTCGGTCAGTCGCAGTTCACCACGGGGCCAGATGGGCGCGTCAGCGGCGCAGGCTACACCCTGACGCCAGAGATACGGGCACTGCAAGATCGCTTCATGGCGCTGACAGGCCAGGGGCTGACGCAGGTCGAGGGAGCGCAGCAGGCGTTTGCACCGCTGTCTACGGGCGCTCAAGGGCTGTTTGGCCTTGGCCAGCAGTACCTGGCGCAGTCGCCTCAAGAGGCTGCCCAGCAGTACATGTCTCGACAGCAAGACCTGTTGGCCCCCAGCCGCGAACGTCAGTTGGCCGGGATTCAGAACAGCCTGTTCAACACCGGGCGCGGCGGCTTGTCCGTTGGCGCTACGGGCACGCGGCCAGGTGGTGGGGCTGGGCTGGGCGCAGCGTCTCCTGAGATGGAGGCGTACTACAACGCCCTTGCCCAGCAAGACGCTGCTCTGGCCGCTAATGCACAGCAGGCTGGGATGGATCAGACGCGGTTTGGCGCTGGTCTGCTTGGCACGGCTGGCAACCTGCTCACGCAAGGCTATCAGGGCCAGGCTGGGGCATTGGCACCGTATCAGGCTTACCTTGGTGGCTCTACAGGTCTTGAAAACTTGGGCCAGCAAACTTTTGACATGGGGTCTGCTTTGGGTGGTCGAATTGCCAATCCTAATGGCGGTGCTTCGCTGCTCAGAGGTGGCATGGGAGCAGCAGAATCGATGTACAGCTCCAACGCCTACAACCCGTTTGCAACGGCGTTGATTCAGGGGAGTCAGAACCCGGCGTTTCAACGCGCAGTCCAGCCGTATCTGGGCGCAAGAGAAGCGTCTAGACTTTACGGTGCGGAGAACGTGTACGGCTTTGGCGGTATGGGTAGAGCGCCTGAGTTCGACCCTAATCGTATGTTTGAATAAGGGGTAGATCATGGCAACAGACATCGTTCAATCCCTGTTTGGCGTCACGCCAGACATGTACCAGCAGCAGCAGGCGCGGCAGGCAGACGCCCGCGCCTTGCAGTTCGCTCAGTTGACGCCGATGCAGCAGGCGCAGTACGGCATTGGCCGGGGGGCTTACGGCTTGGCTGGCGCCATTGGCGGCGCCTTGGGGGCGCAAGACCCTGAGTTGCAGCGCATCAGTATGCGCCAGCAGATTGCAAGCCAACTGCGGCCCGACGACTTGTCCACCTTTGACCAAGGCATTGAGATGATGCGCCAAGCCGGTGATGGGCAAGGCGCTTTGATGCTCCAAATGGAAAGAGACAAGGCTCAACAACTGGCGCTTGTTAGGCAAGACGAAGCGCTTGTTCGCCAAGATGCGGCTGCAAAACGTGCGCGAGAAGCGGCTGCGTTGCAACAACAACTAGAGGCTCAAGCTCGGGCACAACAGGCTCAATCTTTGTTGCAAAGCGCATATCAGCCAGCTACGCCAGCCCAGGAACAATTTGTTGAGATTGACGAGCAGGGCCAACCTGTAACGATACCTGGACGACCAGCGTCTTTTAATATCAGTTCTATCTTGCCTGAACTTATGCGATCCCCAGAGGGGCGAGCAGCCATTACAGAGCAAGCCAACTTATTGCCAGCTCTTCGCAAACTTGGCGCATCAGGAACACCAGAGGTTAATCCGTTTACTCCGTTTCTTACAGATGAAAACATTCCTAAAAACGTACAGACCTACGCACAACAGCTTTCAACATCTTTTACAAGCGGGATTCTTGACCCTGAGAAAGTGGATGCAAAGGTAAAAGAACTTTCTGAGATGACGCAAAGAGCGCAGCAGTTCCAGCAAAACCAAGATCAAATTAAAGCTCAACAAGCTCAGTTAAATGTTTTTAAAGAGCAAGGCTTGGCCAACTCTCAAGGATATTTAAAGCTAGCGGAATCAACAAACGCATTGCAAGCTGACAACGCCAAGCTCCGTGAAGAAATGCAAAGAGCTGAAGCTGCACGCAAAGTTGAAGAAGACAAGCGTAGGGCTGAAGAAAGAAGATTAGAAGCTGAACGCAAAGTTGAAGAAGACAAGCGTAGGGCTGAAGAGAGGAAAACAGAGGCTGAACGTAGGGCTGAAGAAGCTAGACTTAGGGCTGAAGAGAGGAAAACAGAAGCTGAACGTAGGGCTGAAGAAGACAAGCGTAGGGCTGAAGAAAGAAGACTAGAAATTGAACGCAAGGCTGAAGAAGCTAGACTTAGAGCTGAAGAGAGGAAAACAGAAGGTGAACGCAGGGCTGAAGAGGATGCACGCAGGGCTGAAGACAGGAGACTAGAGAGAGAGCGAAAAATTGAAGAAGACAAACGTAGGGCTATAGAAGCTCAACGTGCAGCCGAGGACAGAAGAACAGAAGCTGCACGCAGGGCTACAGAAGCTCAACGTGCAGCAGAGGACAGAAGAGCAGAAGCTGACCGCAGGGCTGAAGAGAGGAAAGCAGAGTCTGACCGCAAGGCTGAAGCAGCCAAGAATAAGCCTTTGCCTAGTTACCTTGCCAAAGAGGAGGAAGCTGACTTCTCTGCTGCAAGCGCAGCAAGCACCATTGCCACAGATGCGTATGGATACATTAACCGAATCAAGACGGGCGAGATTAAGTTTGGCGTAAAAGACAGAGCCAGTATTCGAGCGCGTCAGCTTTTTGGTTCAGGTGATCCAGATGTTATCGCACGCGAAGAGTACGATAAATTTGTCACAAACTTAGTCAATGAAAGTTTGCGATTGAACAAGGGAACTCAAACTGAGGGTGATGCTGTGCGAGAGGCGAAAGCGCTTCAAAGCTCAGAATCAAAAGAAGCGGCGGCTTCTGCAATGAAACGATTGGTTGAAATCAACACACGGCGCGTAGAAGGCGCAGCAAGCTCAGTTGAAAAGCGACGAGCTAATGCAGGTTTTCAACCGCCGCCTCAACCAATTGCTGTCCCCAAGTTTGATGTTCAAATCATCACACCAGCCGAATACAACAGCTTTTTGAAGAATCCAAAGTTTCCTTCAGGCACAATATTCGTTGACCCAGATGGCGTAAGAAGGGTGAAACCATAATGGCTGACTACAAAGATGCACCACTGGCCGACGCTCCTCAAGCGTTCACCTCAGTCCTTGGGCCTGGTGTGCCCTATTCTGGCGTTGCTGAAGGCGCAAGGGCAATCGGCCAAGGCTTGACCTTTGGCTTGCTGGACGAGTTGGAGGCGGCTGTTCGTACAGGCTCAATCAGTGGGCCTGAATACGAGCGCCAGCGCAACTTGCTGAGAGAGCAGCAAAAGCAATTTGGGCAAGACAGCCCCATTGTCAAAACTGGCCTGGAGATTGGCGGTAGTTTGATTGCACCACTTGGCGTTGCAAGGCAAGTTGGCAGACTAGCCCCTGAAGCGCAAGCCTTGATCACAGGCACAACGCTAACCGGCCAGGCTGGTCGAGGCGCTGCAATTGGTGCAGGCACTGGCGCAGCGTCTGGCTACGGCTTTGCTGAAAAGGACGCAGGGTCTGAGGCTGTGGTTGGCGGCATCTTTGGCGGCTTGTTGGGTGGCTCTGTCCCCATCGTTGTTAATAAGGCCGGCACACTGATCAAGAATGTGCTGAACTCTGCCGGCATTGGTGATCAGCAGACTGCCGCATCAAAGATGCTAGCAAATGCTTTCCAGAAAGATAACCTGACGCCAACTGAGGTGAAGCAAGCATTGGATGAGTTACGCCGAATTGGCGTTCCCAACCCCGTCATTGCTGACATAGGGAAAAGCCTCAATGACTTGGCCTACAGCGCTTATGTGGTGCAATCCAAGGCTAAAGGTGGCACTGAGTCGTTCTTAGTCAACCGCATGATTGACCAGCCCAATGACATTGTGCAGGGGCTGGTGACAAAGGCTGGGTTGGCCAAGAACGTCAACGGCTTTGAGTATCTGGAGGCGTTAACTGCAAATCAGTCTAGGCTTGCCAGCCAATCGTATCCAGACGCCTACAGCCGCGCAATCAACGCCGTGCCCTTCCGACAGTATGTGGATCGGCCTGTGTTTCAGAAGGCGTATGAAGAAGCAGTCAAGCGGGCTGGCGTCTACGGCAACACGCTGCCACCTCTGACCGCCATCCGCAATGCTCAATTCGTGCCCACGGACATCTTGCACCAGATCAAGATTGGTCTTGGCCGAGTGGTGGATGCAGAGACTGACAGTCTGACCAACAAAGTTTCAGGCTATGGGCGTGATGTGGTCAAGGTCAAAAACGAGTTCAACGACCTAATCAAGTCACTCAACCCAGAGTACGCCAAGGCAAACGCAGAGTTTGCTGATGCAGAACGCATCAATAACGCTTTCAAGATGGGTCAAGACTACCAAAAACTCGACCCTAAAGAAGCTCTTGCCAACATCAGGAAACTCAATCCAGATGAAAAAGAGGCTTTCCGCTTGGGTGTAATGGCTGATGTGAACAACCGCCTTGGCAACTTCAAGGGTGGTGACTTCACCAAGCAAATCTTCAAGTCAGACAACCAGAAATTTTTGCTGCGTAATGCATTCCCAGACCAAGCCTCTTACAACGAGTTTTCTCAATACGTCAAAGCGTTGGGCCAGCAAAGCGCAACCAAGCAAAGGGTGCTTGGCGGCTCTCGCACAGATGAAAACAGGGCAGTGCGTGATGAGTCAAACATGTTGGGTTCACTTGCCCAAGCAACTGCAACTGGTGATCCTTTGACTATGCTGCGTGCTGGTGGCCAGGCTTTGCTTTCAAGGGCAAGAGGCATCAGCAGCGAAACTTCTGAGGCTTTGCAAAGGCGCTTGTTTAGCGTTGATCCGATTGAGCAATCGGCAATCTTGGCAGAACTTAACCGTAGAATGAAAAGACCACAGACAGGGTTGCTGACTGGCGCTGCTGCTGTGGGATCGGCCACTGGCATTTTGGGAGATTAAAGATGGACTGGCTCAAACAAATCGCACCGACCATCGCCACCGCAATGGGTGGCCCGTTGGCCGGCATGGCCGTGTCTGCCATCTCCAAAGCCATCGGCGTCGACGAGGCCAAGGTTGGTGACTTGATCTCCAACAACAAGCTCACCGCTGACCAGATCGCTCAAGTCAAGATCGCAGAGCTTGAGTTGCAAAAGCAGGCGCAAGAGCTTGGCCTGAACTTCGAGAAGCTGGAGGTTGAGGATCGCAAGAGCGCACGGGAGATGCAAGCCACTACCCGTTCTATGATGCCCCCAATTCTGGCTGGGGCAGTCACCTTGGGGTTCTTTGGCATCATGGTGATGATGTTCTTCAACCAGATCGACAGCAGCAACCCGGCGATCTTGATGATGCTGGGCAGCTTGGGCACGGCGTGGACAGGCATCATTGCCTACTATTTTGGCTCGTCTGCTGGCTCACAAGCCAAGACGGATCTTCTCTCTAAAACGGCAAAATAACATGAACCACAACTGGGACGAGGCACTTAGGCACATCCTCAAGTACGAGGGTGGCTACGTCAACCACCCGTCTGACCCAGGCGGTCGGACTAACTTGGGGGTGACACAGCGCGTCTGGGAAGAGTGGACGGGCAAGCCTGCCACTGAGGCTGATATGCGTGCCCTGACCAAAGAGATGGTTGAACCACTCTACAAAGCACGCTTCTGGGACGCTGTGCGTGCCGACGACCTCCCGTCGGGGGTTGACCTGTGCGTTTTCGATTGCGCCGTCAACGCAGGCGTTGGACGCGCCAGCAAGTTCCTCCAGCAAGCTATTGGCGTTGCCGCTGACGGCAAGATTGGCCCCATGACGATTGCGGCCGTTACAGCCAAGCCTGCCGATGAGCTGATCGACGAGTTCTGCGGCTTGCGCGAGGCTCACTACAAGAGCCTGCCGACCTTCACCACATTTGGCAAAGGCTGGATGCGTAGGCTGGCCTCAGTGGAGACCGAGGCCAAGACGCTAACGGCGTAACAAGGCTCTGTAAGCCTCAATCGCCGTCTTGAGGTCTTGCTGTAGGTGCATGATCTCCTCGGCCTGGTCACACATCTTGCTGTACGCCTCCCCCGCGAACTTCACCAAGTTTGCTTGTTGCCAGGTTGCGAAATCTGGCCCCGCCGTGAGACTTGGTGGGGACGACTCTTTCTTCTGTGGTGAATTTGTGTTCATTGCCGCACATCCTTAATCTCTGAACGAACTCGTCCATCTTTTTGGTCAACTCTACTTCTGTCCAGACTCCGCATATCGGGCATTTCACTAAGTGGTCTCCATCCAAATTTTCGCCATGTTGCTTTGATGTCCGTTTCTGCTGCCGAAACGTACTTGAAGTTGGGGTCTAGGATACGGGATTTCATGCCTGCCCCCTTGCTCTGATGACTTCGGCAACTTGTTCATCCGTCCACGTTTCGCGCCAGTGTTCTTCAAAAAACTTTGCACACGCCTCACGCTCGTCAGCACGGACAAGGGCCGCAAAGCGTTCGTCACGAAATTCCTGCCAACTCCCTCCCTCTCCTGATTCCCAGGTTCGCTGAAATTCAATGTCGGCGTATCGACTGGCCTCCCGCGCTATTGCAATGATGTCGTTGTTCATTGTTTATCTCCAAGTGCATCGCACACTTTGTTGACCGCATCCAGCGCCCGCATCGTCTTCACCTCGTCGATGGGGAAAGGCAGCGTTGCCATGTGCAGCGCGTCTTGCGCTAACCTCAATGCGTGAAGAATCTCTTCTCGTGTCACGATTATTTTCATGTGTTCTTCTCCTTGAGTTTGGCTTTCGGCTCATGCGTGCAGGCTACTTCATAATCCAACACATCTTGAATGCGGTAACGGATCAGACCGCCCAGCTTGAGGTATCGACAGCCCTGCTTAAGTGATCTGTCGCGCTCCAAGGTAGCCTCGCTAATCTTCCAACGGAAGGCGAGTTCTTCTTGCGTCATCAGTTGTTCTGTTGTGGTCATTGCGGCCCCTTGTGAATAATCACAGACGCGCCTGTCTCTGGGTCTGTGTAGCTGGTTTCTGGGTCGCACCAACAAAGAGAGCCATCTGTCACGTGCTGCCGCTGTGCTGCGGGTGGGGTGCATGTGTGTATGTCACCCTCCCCGCCTAGTTTCTTGCCGCAGCGATCACAGTGCGCCAGCCTCTTTCGCAGGTTTTGTACAACTACGGACTGTGTATCAAATGCCAACCCGCTTTCCAGCGCATCCAGCGCCTGCTGCATGATGTCGCGGTCAGTCATTTCTCAACTCTTAAAAAAGTTCCACATTCATTGCACTTGTACAGCGGCTGGTCTGCGGCGGTCAGCCACACATGGGTGCAGTTCAGCATCTTTTTCTCCTTTGTTTTTTGCCGCCTCGCGGCGTTTTTGTCGTGCTTGGGCATCACTGGCATCTCGGCCACGAACTTTGTGGGTTCTGTCGCAGGTGCTTTGCGTGAGTACGGGGCACTCGGCTCGATGCCCTTGGCCCGCTGCCTGTTCACCACTGCGGTCTGCTGGTACGCCGACTTGAGCGCGGTGTTCTCCTTGTGCATGGTGATCTGGCGCTTGTAGTTGGCCAAGTCGAACGGGTTGTTGGTCATGCGGTTCTCCAGCAGCGCAGGGTTTTGTCAGTCGTGCGGCGAACAGTGAACTTCACGCCGTGTTTCTTGCCGTAGCGGTGCGCTGCAACGCTTACTGCATAGCGAGTGATCTCTGGCGGCACCTCAAAGCTGTCGCCAACTTCCATCTGCTCAAACGGGAACCGCGCAGGGATCGGCACGTTCTTCTCAACTTTCATTTGACCAACACATCAAAGTAGTCCATCAACAAAGCCACTGCTACAGCGGCCAAGATCACTGCACCGACCACTTCAAAAAAGATGTGGCGAGTCTTTGTTTTAATTTGCTGCTTCATTGCTTTTCTCCTTGGTTAATCTTGGTTAATTTACTGACGTATGCACGCACTTTGGTGGCGTGTTCTGGGGTGAGGTAGAACTCAACCCTTGCTAGGCCAAGCGCTTTTCGGCGCTGTCGTAGAGCTTGGACTCGTTGGGTTGGGGTGGTCATGGTGATGGGGCCGTAGCCCCTTGGGTTTAAATGTTGAAGACAGGGCTGGTAGATGGTGTGCTCCAATGACAGCATCGTTTTGTTTTTTTGCTGATTTTGATTTCGCGTCCAGAAAAAGATTTGGCAAAAATAAAGCATGGTGTCACGTTTAGCACGGTCAGCAATTGACCTGTTTTGATGCCGTAAACAAGCTCGCCTTCATTGGCTTGCAAGACTTCAATGTGTGTGATTGGTGGGCGGGTAATCTTCATGTTGTCTGCTCCTGTTGGGTTGTTGATGGCTCAATCATACAGGTGTTTCCGGCAACTTCAACAACTATTTTTAGGGACAAACCCTAGCACCATCTCCTTGGCCTGTGCAGCACCCTTGGCAACAAAGCAGGTGTAGCCGCAGCCCTCAAGGTAGGCAATCCAGTCCTTTTGCTCGGCGCTGAGACTGCCACCCTTGATGCGCTTCATCTCTATCCACAGCCGCCATTCGGGGATGAAGAGATCGGGCACGCCAGGAGAGACACCCTCGACCTTCAAGCGGCCAGCAGTGGCTGCACTGCGCTGGCCACCATTCGGGATGGCGAAGATGCGAACACCTCTGTAGCCCTGGCGAAACCAGCGCACCAGCTCACGCTGCTCTTCATGCTCGGTGGGGATGCGCTCGGCGGTCAAAATGGCAACTCCAGTTCCCAATCAGCACACTCGCCCACGGTGGCCGCAAAGTCTGCTGGCGGGGTCATAAAGAACACCACGCACAGGCCATCGACCCCGTAATGCTCACAGGTGTGGCAGCACTTTGGTGGGCCAGCTTTGAGCCAGCTTTTATAGTCAGTCACCAGCTCTGGTTCAGCGTGTCTCATGCCCAAGTCCTTTTCAAAATACGGTGAAATTTGCCATCCAGCTTGTACTCAATGGTGCGTGGTGGCTGGCTGTTGCTCATCTGCACTGCCAGGGAATCTAAGCTCGATCCTTGAGACAGATCAGCATTTGAAGACCTGGCCATAGTCACTAGGCGCTGCAATGCCATCTGGCCTGCGTAGCCTGAATTCCGCACTGGCAGGTACTCAGTGATGGGCTTGTCCGACAGGCTTCCGTAGTAAGTGCAGGCCAGCATCAGATTGCCGCTTGCCTTGCTGGTGTGCACGCGCCAGTTCCAAGAGGTGACCTCCAGGTCTTTGCCCTCCAGCCCCATGATGTCGTCGTGGTGCAGTTGCAGTTTCTTGCCAGCACCCTCCTTCACGGGGAAAGGGTTGCCGCAGGCTGGGCAAACAAGCACAGAGACATGCACTAGCTCGTCGCAGTTTTCGCAAACTTTCAGTGGCACCTCTCCATCACCTTCACCTTTTTTCTTTGGTGGCTGCACTGCGGTGATCGGCCCGTGCGTGCCAACTACGCCAGCAAAGTCAAGCACCAGGCAGTGATCGGTGTGGCTCTTGACCCTCATGCCCCGGCCTGCCATCTGGACGTACAGGCTGGCGCTCATGGTGGGCCGCATCATCGCCAATAAATCAATGTCAGGATAGTCAAAGCCGGTGGTCAACACGTTGGCGTTGGTCAGCGCACGAATGCGCCCAGCCTTGAACTCAGTCAAGATACGCTCGCGCTCCTTCTTTGGCGTTTCACCCGTCACGCACTCAGCAGTCACGCCATGCTCTCGCAAGACCTCTGCAACGTGACGAGCGTGTTTGACGCCTGTGCAAAAAAACAGCCATGCTTTGCGGTCACCAGCCAAGGCCATGACCTCAAGCACAACCGCTGTGTTGTTGTCCTTGGTGTCCACTGCTGCCTGCAATTCAGACTCAATGAACTCGCCCCCACGCTTCTTGACCCCGGTGGTGTCCAACTTGGCCTTGGTGAGCTTCGAGCGCAGGGTGGCTAGGTTGCCCTTGAACACCAGTTCCTCGATGCTCACAGGCTCAATCAGGGCGTCAAACAGGGCAGGCTTGTCGGTGATAAGTCCGTGGCCGAGGCGGTAAGGCGTTGCGCTGTACCCAATGATTCGAACAGCAGGATTGATTACTGTCAGCTCACCAATCAACTTGCGGTAGCCGCCTTCATCTTTGTGATTTACAAGATGACATTCATCAATGACGATCAAGTCAATGTGACCGATCTCCTTTGACCTGTCGCGCACCGATTGAATTCCAGCAAACGTGATTGGCTCCCCAAGCTGGCGTTTGCCTACGCTTGCGCTGTAAATTCCAAGTGGCGCACCAGGCCAATGCAGCCGCATTTTTTCAGCGTTCTGTTCAATTAGTTCTTTTACATGAGTCAGCATCAAGATGCGTGTCTCGGGCCAAGTTTGCAGAGCGTCTTTGCACAGTGCTGCAATGACATGGCTTTTGCCTGAACCAGTTGGCATCACCACACATGGATGACCCTTGTTGTTTTCGATCCAGGAATACAGCATGTCAATGCTTCTGGATTGATAGTCGCGCAATTGCATCAGTAGCTTTCCCCACGTTTGATTCGGCTGATCGTCGTCTGGCTTACGCCAAACATGGCAGCAAGTTTTGAATGCGATACGTCCATTTTTCTGATCTGGTCTGCTTGCTGGTTTGTTAGCTTGGCTCGTCCTTTTTTGTCTTCACCGCGTCCAGTGAATGACCGTTTTTTTGTGACCATGTCATGCATGTTGTCGTGATGTGTTCCAACGAAAAGATGATCTGGGTTCACACACATCGGCGTGTCGCACTTGTGGCAGACGTACATAGACTTCGGTATTGGCCCATGCACAAGTTCAAACGAAAACCTGTGCGCTCCGATTGATTTCCCATCGTCTGTCCAGTGCCTTGGGTATGAAACACCTTTCCCATTCGGCCTTGTGCCTGCCGTCCATATCCAACAGCCAAACTCGCTGATCTCATACTTCTTGTGAAATCGCTCGACAGCGTTTCCATCTTCAACTTTTCTGCTCCCAAAGTCATTTACATCGCCACGTCTAAGCACTCTGCGGTAGTGCTTGTCGCAATAGCCCTTGGACACAGCGTCACGCTCACACCCATCAAATGCACACTTCATGTTTGCTCCTTGTGTCAGTCAGTCCATTTTATAGGATTGACGGCCACAAAGCAACCAAGCGTAGAGTTGGTCTATGGTGCGTTGTTGGTAGTCACGGAGCATTTCGAGTCATCCTTGAAAGTGCCCAAGCCCAAATTGCACCACCGAAAACTTTGGCCACAAACTGCATTAAAACGATATGCGGCATCAGCACACCGAAAGCAATGGTTGGAAATACGATTGAATCTACTGCTGCCGCAGCAATATTGCTTGTGTTGCTTCTCTTTAGCCAAGACCCAGAAACCTTGCTAAATACAGCAAAGTCGATAAGTGCAGCAAGGGTAAACGCACTGGCAGAAGCAATGGCAATCATCCCAGCTGCTGGATTGAGAGCATATGTCAGCAAGCCAGTTCCAATAATTAAAGCAAGCATGTGCGTTTGCTTTAATCTGACATGCAACCAATCACGCATTGCCAAATCAAATCCGATAAGAAAAAATGAATTTATTGGCGATACGGCTGGCCCAAAAGTAGCCACAGAAAGATTTGCCAATGTCATGGCAATTGCATAAAAAATCACTGCGAAAAACATAAATCTAACTCCTGTTGATTTGAGAATGTCCATCGTGCCGGACTATTTTGGGATTCAATGCGTGAACGCATAACTGCGGCCCGCACTTCTTTAGTCGGTGGTGTATATGTGCCCTTCCACTTATTATCAATGCCAACATTACGACCGATATTGGTTGAGTCTGCACTAGAAAGCGGTATGCGCGTAAACACTTCTGGATTTAACATCCTAAGTCCATGCAATTTGCATAACGGCTGACCAGCAATGTTGCAGCAATGACTCATAGCATCACCAATTCGTTGCCACCAAATTTCATTTCCAACAATGGAAAATTTTCCAGATGAACCAATGCATACTCTTGGCCATTTTGCGGTCAGACGAGCTAGTCGCTCTAGGCTTTCGTGCATGTGCCATACAGGTGCACCAAACCATTTTGGCAATGGCCACTCATTAAGAAGTTTATCGTTTGCTTCTTCATCACCATCAATAACGTCTGGGATCACAGCAAAGTCACAGTTTGGAGTCACCATGCATTCGTATGCCCACTCGTAATATGGCTCCCAATTTGTTATGGTTTCTCCTGCCATCCATGCCGAAAATGCACCATTGTCGATTGCATAAGACTGGCAAACATCAACAGCTATAGACCATTGATCTTTATGTCTAAAACTCACAAAAGCATGACCAGCATTTATTGCGACTGCTGCCACTGTTGCTGAAGTAATTGGAAGTCCGTGATAATGAATCATCCCACAATCCTCGCACCCCAGACCTTACGCATCTCAGCCACAAGCGGATCGCCACTGGCACAGCCATCAGCATTGGCCAGCAACTCCTTGCTACCCCAGACACCTTCTTGCTCTGGGTCGCCATTGGCCAGGTTTACGCCATTGACCTCGTACACCGCAGTCCACTCGTCAGGCCCGTCCTTGCGCTGCCAGGGCACCAGATCAGGGTGCAGCACATGGCTCTCGCAGCCGGTGCGCTGAGAGTCCACCGGAATCACAGCATCCCACTTGGCGCAGTGCCAAGTGCTGTCTGGCATTGGCGTTGCATTGGCGCAGGTTCGGCAGTTCACGTGCTTTGTTGTCTTGGTTTGGTGACAGAACTCATGGGCATCACAGTGCTTGCACTGATACCAGCTTGGATCGGCGCTGATTGGCTCTGGCATCCTCTCGGCCAGGGCAATGTAGTGGCCACGGCGAATCGCCTTGTCAGCCACCTCCTTATCAAACTTCACGCGCTCGGTGTGGATGCGGTCATCGTCTTTGCAAACCGTCAAGTACAGGGCACGGTCAATGCCGGTGCCTTGCATATACACTTGCATCTGGACGAAGTGTTCAGGCTTAGACTTTTCTACGCCGTTTTTCTCCAAGTCATCAAATGCCTTTTTCGAAGCAGTCTTGAACTCGGCAACATGCTTGGTCTTTTCAGCGCCTGGCACGCCTTTGTCAATGATCGCATCAAGCGAACCAGAGACGTGGCTTCCAAAGTCCACGCGGTGCTGGCTTGATACCTTCCGCACATCAACACCAATCGCACGCAAGTCGCTGATGATGTTGGCCTCCTCCTGGTGGCCCCGGCGAAAGAGCCTCAAAATGCGGCCAGGGAAGCTCGGCTGTACAGCCCAACGAAAAGAAAGCCATAGCCACCTGTCGCATACGTGACCCAAGGTACTGGCCCCAAGGTGTGGTCTTGGCACCTCGGCAATGGCTTCATGATGCTTGTCAATTAAAGCCTGGATTGAATGCTCAGAATCTGGTATCTTCACGTTGTTCTCCTTGATGAATTTATGCCCAGGCCGTAAAAAGCCTGGGCTTTTTTTGCTTACTTCTTAGCCCAAGGAGGTGCAGCCTTGCTAGAAGCTGCTTGTGCGGCTGGCGCAGATGCTGATGGCTTGAACGGGGTGGTTGCAGGTGCTGCACTGCCGGTCACAGACTTAAAGCCCTTGACCTCGTTGCTGGCCCCGTACTGAGCGTCTTGCTTGACCTCCAGCTTGATGCCAATCTGCCCACCGATGAGCTGGTCGGTGTCCGTCACCTTCGCCAGACCAATGGCACGCATGATGTCGCCAAGCTGCTGCCGGCCAATTTCCTCGGCCTTGGGATTGGCGTTCTTGATGTTCAGGTTGCCAAACACGACCCGACCCTGATGCGTAGGCCCAGTAATGTCGTAACGCAGTTTAATGTACTGCCCAGTGCCAGCCTTGGTGTCCTTCAGTTCAGCCTGGCTGATCGTGCAGGAGTACCAACCAGCAGGCAATGGCTCAAAGTTGCCGGTGTTGCCGACAGGCAGATCGTTGACGTTAAATTCTTCAGCTAAAAATGCCATGATGATTACTCCTTGATGGTGATTTTGAAAGATGGACGGCCAGGCTTGGCCGTGATTGCGCCAGCCAATTGGCGCGTGATGGACTCGTCTGTCATTTTCCAGATAGCCATGTTGATCTCTGGCTTCCAGCGGAACAACTTGGCGAGGTGGTCAGTCAGACCATGCTCGGCGGCAAGCTCTTGCACCTTGTCAGCATCCACCTTGCGGTCAATGCGACCAGCAATCTTGACCACAAAGCCTTCAGGCTCGGCAGTCTCAGTGCCTTCAAAAGCCTCAGATACAGCCAGAATCTTGACAATCTGGTCTTCGATTCTGCGGCGCTCAGTCGTGGCCTTCTCCTCGTCGGACTTGAACTGCATCCACTGGCGTGAAAGTTCTTTTAGATCGGGCTGCATCATTCTTGCCTCGCTATCATTTTTTTATATTCAGCAATCAAATAATCAATTGCAATTGCCAAAAGCACCAAGTTTTGATCTTCGTTCTGTTGATCGTTTGACTTGTAGATGAAGCCAGACAGCACCAGTTCGCCTTCTTGGTCTAGGCGTATGTCGCCAAACTGAATAATTTTTGCTTTTTTCATGGATTGACCCTGTTTACAACTCCAGTTGTGCCTCTAATCCATAGGAAACGTATGTTTTTTTCAGCACCAGCCGCTATCAATTGACCTTCCCAATACTGAGTCAAATTAAATTTGGGATACCCAGGGCCAACAAAAACACTGCTGTTTCTGTAATGCGGCACATAAGTGATTCCGT